CGCTGGCTGCGGGGCTTGGATTTGTGGCCGGAATCGTCATGATGAACTGGATCGACCGCCAGGAAATGCAGGACGCCATTGATGACGCTGCCAAGCATCAGACGCGGCGGGAAGCCATTTCCGATCAGGCAAGGGTGTTGGACATTGATTCGGAACGATTTGAAAAGGTTAGCCAGGGCTATGCCCGTGAAGTTTTCCGCCTGCGGGAAAAGCTGAAAACCACCCAAGCGAGGCTTGCGAGCATTCCCCAAAGGGTCCCGGCTGACGGAAAGCCGCAGATTGAAGTGCTTGAAAAACAAGTCCAGGAAGTATCTGTGTTGGTCAATGACCAAAAGGCGCTGATTCAAGCCCAGGACGCGAGCATTCAGGGGCTAGAGTCCCAAGTGATCGCCATTACAGCCGCTCGGGATGCCTGGAAACGGTCAAGCGATGAAGGCGCGCGCGAGGCGTTAAACCTTCGCGCTGCGCTGGCTCAGCAGCAAGGTCTTGCTAAGTCCGCGCTTTTGCGTGGCCGGATCCAGGGTTTTGCACTTGGGTTTGTCGCTGGCGGCTCTGGTGGCTATGTGGCCGGGAGGTTTTAACGTGTCCTGGCTTCAGGTGGCTGCCCTGGTTCTGTCTGTCTGCATTGCCCTGGTGGGCGCGTTTTGGGCGCTGTTTCGTCCGCTCATCTGTTCGCTCATTGAGGCGTCCGTGGTGCTTCCGCTCTCCAAGCTTGAAAGCGAAGTCAAAAAAACAAACGAGATGCACTCCGCCCAGATTCGCCATTTGGAACTGGAAATGGCGCGAACCATTTGCCTTTTGGAAGCCAAGGGCTGCCTGAGGTCTTCCCATTGCGAGGTTGAAAAATAATGTGTTTCTCCAGCCCCAAAGCCCCCCCCATTCCTCCGGCCATCCCGCAACCTACTGAGCAAGACCAGGCGGTTGTTGACGCCATGGACAGAGAACGACGCAAGCGTTCGGCTCAGGCGGGCATGGCCAGCACCCTTTTGACGGGCGGCCAGGGTCTTACCACGCCCGCCCCCACTCAACAAAAAACCCTTTTGGGCCAATGACATGGCGGACTTTGATCGAGAGTATTTTTCCCGTCGCCTCGCCGCCCTGAAAACGGCGCGACAGAGCTATGAAACTCAATGGCGGGATATCGAAACCTATATCCTTCCGGCTTCCACAGAATTCCAGCTCTCGGATACCAATGACGGGAGGCGGAAAAACCAGAGCATCTACAACGACACGGCGACCGATAGTGTCCGAACCTTGAGCAGCGGAATGATGGGCGGGCTTACCTCTCCCGCTCGGCCCTGGTTTTCCATTCGGACTTCAAGCCCGGAACGAAACAAGATGAAGGCGGTTTCCGTCTGGCTGGAAACGGTCACGAAAAACATGCACGCGCTGTTTCAGCGGTCGAACCTCTACCAGGTGCTGCCTCAGGCCTACGAAGAACTTGGATGTTTTGGCACAACGGCATTCTTGGCGCTTGAAGATGACGAGAGCGTTTGCCGGTTCTACCAATGTCCCATTGGAAGTTATTACCTATCCACGAATCACCGTGGGGCAATAGACACCTTTGCCCGTGAATTCCAGATGACCGCGCGCCAGATGGTGGACAAGTTTGGGGAAGAAACCGTCAGCAAAAGCGTAAAGAATGCCGCCAAAAACACTGAGGATGCCTGGTTTTCGGTCACGCATTTCATCGAACCCAATCCCGACCATGACCCGAAAAAGCCCTTTAAAAAGGCCAAGGCCTTCAGGTCAGTCTATTTTGAACCCGGCGAACACACGCCCCTGGTGGTGGAAGGGTTTGACGAATTCCCTGTCATTGCGGCCCGGTGGATCGTGCGTGGCCAGGGGATCTATGGGGTTCGCTGTCCTGGCATCCAGTGCCTGGGCGATGTAAAAGCCCTTCAGCTTGGGGAAAAACGCGGGTGGAAGGCCATCGACAAATTAGTCGACCCGCCCATGACGGGGCCAACGTCCCTAAAAACGCAGAAGGTAAGCCTGCTTCCGGGTGACGTGACTTATGTCGATGTCACGCAGGGACAACAGGGTTTCCGCCCGGTCTATGAGATCCGCCCCAACATCGTCGAACTCGACCAAAAGATGTACCGCATCGAGCAGCGGATCAGGCGTGCCTTTTACGCCGACCTGTTCTTGATGATCTCCAGCCTGGACAATGCCCAGACCACGGCCACGGAGATCAACGCCCGGCGCGAAGAAAAGATGCTGATGCTGGGGCCAGTGCTCGAACGGCTGAACGATGAGGCCTTTGACCCGCTCATTAAGCGCACCTTTGGAATCATGCTCCGCAAGTCCGAACTCCTTTGGGGAACCGACCGGGAAGACCAGGCGCTGATCCCGCCCCCTCCCGAAGAACTCGGCGGCGGCGAACTCATCATCGAATACGTCTCGATCCTGGCTCAGGCGCAAAAGTTGATCGGCTCGGCCAACCTGGAAAAACTCACTGGATTTGTCGGCAACCTCATGGGCGCTTTCCCTGAGGCTGCGGATAAATACGACGTGGACGCAGCCATTGACGAATACGCGGCCATGGTTGGGGCTCCATCAAAGACGATCCGGGACAAGGAATCTGTTGCCGCCATCCGCGCTCAGCGCCAGCAAGCCCAAGAGGCGCAGGCGCAAATGCAGATGGTTCAGCAGCAGGCCGCCACGGCCAAGGATTTGGGCGCCACGCCCATCACTGAGGACACGGCCCTGGGCGCGATGCTCGGGCGCATGGGTCTGCCTCCCACGGGGGGGATTCAATGATCAACGCCTCCAACGCGAAAAGCATCAAGGCCAAAAATCGCCGCGAACGCCGGGCGGCTGAACGCCATCTGGCGGATATCCGCTGGGTGATGAGCGCGCCGGAAGGTCGGCGCTTTGTCTGGTCCCTTTTGACTTCCATAAATGAAACCAGTTTTGACGTGAATCCTCAGCTCTCGGCCCTGAAAGAAGGGATCCGCAACAAGGAACTGAAGATCCAGGCTGAAGTGCTTTATTCCTGCCCAGAACTCTATCTCCTGGCGCAGAAAGAAGCCATGAATCAGCAATCCCTGGAATCCGCCCAGGACAAGGCCCTGGAATTGGAATCCGAAACCCCTGAAAAGGATGAAACCGATGACTGAACAAGTCACAGAAACAACCAACGCAACGCCAGCCGCCCCTGCCACGCTGCTTCCGCCTGAATCCGCTCCCTCTGAGGGTGTGACTACGCCCGTGACTACGGACGGAACTGCGGACGGAACACAGGAAACGAAGGAAGAAACCAAGGAAGAAACCAAGTCTGAATCCAAGGTGCCCGAGGCCTATGACCTCAAAGCTCCCGAAGGTGCGGGCCTGGACGCCGAAGGGCTCAAGTCCTTTGAGCCGATTTTCAAAGAGGTTGGGCTGAGCCAGGAACAGGCCCAAAAGCTGGTCAACCTCTACGGCGAAAAACAGGCGTCTTTCGTGGCGGAACAGAAAGGGATCTGGGAAAAGCAGCAGTCCACCTGGATCGAGGAATTCAAGTCCGACAAGGCCTTTGGCGGAGCCAATACAGACGCATCCGTTCAGGCCGCAGAAAAAGCTTGGCGCCATTTTGGCACGGCTGAGGATATCCGGCTTGTTCATCAATTCGGCCTGGCCAATTTCCCCCCCCTCGTCAAAATCCTGGCCCGCGTTGGCAAGGAGATGGGCGAAGGGTCGTTCCACACGGGCGCGCCTAAAACCGCGACGGATAAAGCCAAGCGCATGTTCCCGAACATGAATTAAAAACCCCGTTTGTCGCATAAATAGCGACCACGGGAACCCTTAACCCTTTGCCGGATAAAAACCGGCCAGGAGAAAAAAACATGACAACCCTTGCAGCAACCCATCCCACCCTGCTCGACGTGACGCGTCGGCTCGATCCCGACGGCAAAATCGATATGGTGGCCGAACTCCTGGCTCAGACCAATCCCATTTTGGAGGATATGGTCTGGGTGGAAGGAAACCTTCCCACGGGCCACCGTTCGACTGTCCGCACGGGTCTGCCTGCTCCGACCTGGCGCAAACTGTACGGCGGCGTCCAGCCCACCAAGAGCACCACGGCCCAGGTCACGGATAGCTGCGGCATGCTCGAAGCCTACGCGGAAGTTGACAAGGCCTTGGCTGATTTGAACGGCAACACGGCGGCTTTCCGCATGTCCGAGGACAAGGCCTTTATTGAGGGCATGTCCCAGGAATTTGCCCAGACCCTGATCTATGGCAATGAAGGCACAGAGCCTGAAGCCTTTACCGGCTTCAGCCCCCGCTACAAGGATATTAGCGATGGCCAGGGCAACGTCATTTCAAGTGCTGCCGCGTCTGCTCCTGATGGTGCTGCTGAAAATAGCTCCATTTGGCTCATTGGTTGGGGGCCCGACACCATTCACGGCATCTATCCCAAAGGCTCTCAGGCGGGTCTCAGTATTTCCGACAAGGGGCAGGTAACCATTGAAAACATCGATGGCGCGGGTGGGCGCATGGAAGCCTATCGCACCCATTACCGCTGGGATTGTGGCCTGTGCGTCCGTGACTGGCGCTATGCCGTTCGTATCGCCTTCGACGCTGAGGACCTTCTGGCAACCCTCGCCAGTGGCCCCAACCTCATCGATTTGATGGTTCAGGCTGAGGAAATGATCCCCAACCTGGGAGGCTGCCGCCCTGTGTTCTACGCGAACCGGGCCACCCTCTCCATGCTGCGCCGCCAGATCATCACCAAGGCCAGCTACAACCTCAGTTTTGAAACCGTGGGCGGGAAGCACGTCACGATGTTTGACGGAATCCCCGTCAAACGCTGCGACGCCATCCTCAACACTGAAGGCACTACGGCTGGCAACAGTGTGGTGGCCTAACCTCAACCCTTTGACTCAGGAGATACCAACATGATTATGGACAACCTTCTTGAATTTGCCGATGCCACGGCCCTTTCCACGGCATCCGATTCTGCCAGCGTCCTGGTGGGTGATGTGGTCGATACCAATGTTTGCCAGTCTGGAAACGTCCTAACGGATATCGGCAACGGTCGCCCCATGTATTGGGTGCTCCAGGTAGACACGGCAATTGCGGGCGTTTCTGGAACCTCGACCTTCCAGCTCTGCTCCGACAGCACGGCAGACCTGGCCACCTCCAAGACCGTCCACATCACCAGCCCCACCTTTACCACGGCTCAGCTCGTGGCTGGCATGACCTGGGTTGCGCCCCTGCCTCCCGGCTGCTCCTATGAGCGCTACCTGGGCGTGTGGCATACCCAGGCCACAGCAACCCTCACGGCTGGAAAGATCAATTCTTTCCTGACCCTTGATCCTCCCGTCCAGAAGCACTATCAGGATGGCGTGCCTTGAGCGTGATTTTAAATAACGCGTCCGCCTTTGGGCTTCGGCCCAGGGGCGGCGTGTGCCTTTCCATGATCGTCAAAAATGAAGCGGATGTGATTGGGCGCTGCTTGCGCTCAGTCCTTCCCTTCATCAGCTCCTGGTCGATTACGGACACGGGGAGCACCGATGGAACTCAAGCCATCATTCAGAAAATGCTTGGGCATCTTCCGGGCCAGTTGAGCGAATTTGAATGGAACGGATCTTTTTCAGATGCACGAAACCATTCCTGGGCGCATGCGCTCAAATTCGGGCCAAGCCATTTGATGTTCCTGGATGCGGATGAGGTTCTGGAAGCTGAAGGGATTCCCCTATTCACCAATGACGCCTGCTTGATCAACGTGTTCCATGATGGCCGGGAAAACCTTCGGTATTTCATGGTTCGCGCTGATTATCCCTTTCGATGGGAAGGCATTGTGCATGAGGACATTCCGCCTCATGGCAAGATCGCGCTACTCCCTGACGCCAAAATTATCAGCCATCTGGACGGGGCCAGGGCCAAGGACAAGGAAAGCCGGGATGCGTCCGACATGGCGGGTCTCCTGAAGATGCTGGACGAAAA